CTACCACCAGTAATATTAACATTATTGGCATTTTGAGTAGACATTGTTCCTAATGAACCTGTGGCGTTTGTCACTGCAGTTGTTACATAAGCTGTTGTTGCAATCTTAGTTGAGTTATCACTTGAAGATTGTGTTGTGCCTGTAACGGTTGAAGCTAGTGTCCCTGCAATGGTTCCTGAGAATGTTGCATTTCCTGTTACTGACAGTGTACCGCCAATTGTTTCATTACCTGCTACTGTATTGTTACCTGGAATATTAAAGTTACCTGCAACACCTGATACACCTGAATAGAAGTTAGTACCATCACAATAAACGAGTACCGAAGCACCATTAGGTACAGTCACTAAAGTACCTGTTGCACCACCCACAGTAATAGCATATCCGCCTGAAGTATTGTTGTTGACCATATATACTTTAGGAACTAGTGGGGCAATTATTTGACGAATCGCTGAGTTTGAACCGCCAACAACAAGCACCATGTTACGAGACTCATCTGATACGCCGTTAAGCACTGATAAAGTATAGTTAGCATTTGACATGGTGATGGCTTGAACGCCAGCCACTGCCTGCTCGATAAGGTTCCAGTTAGTATTAGTAGTTGTACCCCAAACACCTGATTGTTCGCCATTACTAATTAGCTGTAGTTGTAGACTTGTACTATAGGTCGAAGCCATAATTTATCCTTGTGAATCATCTATATTCGTCCATGAGGACGATTGGGTATTGTTTATATTATCCCAGTTTGTGGAAGTATTGTCATTAATCTTTGTCCAAGTATTTGATTGAGCATTATTAATAGCATTCCAGTTTGAGCTTTGGTTATCATTTATTTTAGCCCATGTAGCAGTTTGCGTGTCGTCAATCTTAAACCAACCACGTGGGAACTGTTGGTCTAGTAAAGTGAATGATTCAATAATAGCTGCTTTAAACTGTGCTGTTACTTGGTTTCGGTCTGCTAAATTAATGTTTTCTGAAATGCTCGATATAAAAGCGGCAGTAATTGTTGCAGAATCAGCTGCATTGAAGTTCTCAGTAATCGAAAAGAAATACACTGAGATGATGGTTTCAATGTCAGCTAATGTAATGTTTTCTGTAATACTAGAATTAAAGTTTGCAATTATACTAATTGCGTCAAGTAAAGTAATATTTTCAACAATACTTGATTGAAATTGAGCCGTTATTGCTAATATATCTGCTGAAGTAATTGATTCTGTAGTACTTGATTGGAACTGAGCAGCAATAGCTACTACATCAGCCATCGTAAAGTTTTCCGTAATATTTTCAAGTGCTGCAAAATATGGTACTAAAACATCTTGTATATTACTATTTTCAGTTACGCTTTGTGCAAAACCTGCTGTGATTGACTCTGTATCGCCCAATGTAAATGGTTCAGTAATGCTTTCTAGAAATGTACTTAGCTGTGTACTTGAATCTCCTAGTCCAAAATTTTCATTTATACTAAAAATTAAAATAGACCCTGCTTCAGAGTTATTATCAGTTACCCCAAAGTTTTCAGTAATTGTCTGTCCAAATGTCCATGATTGAGTATTTGCATTAGCTACGCCAATATTTTCACTTATTGATAAAGTATATAATACTCCAGGATTACCTCCAGCAAATGATGTTTGCGCAAATGCGCTAAAACCAAACATTAATTTATAACCTCAACCCAAGAAGTAGTAGATTCATCCCATCTATAATTTTTACCATCCGTAGGCATTGGGGTTGGAGCTTGCCATAGCCATGTATCATGATTTAATACCCATGATGGAAATGGGCTTTGTGAATAAAATACATCATATTCAGAATCATAAATCATGCCAATACCAGCATAATTACCGCGCAATGCAATACCGCCATCAGGTATATTAGAATCAGGAGCATAATGCACATTACCTCTTGTATTGTATGAGGTTTGTAACCATGTACCTGGTGATGAATCTACAAATGTTTCAAAGTAACTTTCATCTGCTGAAATTACTTGTATTACTTCACCATTTAAAACTTTTGCGTAATATCCCATTATTAATCCCTAAGCAACATAAGTTCCACTAGCTGTGAATTTAATGATTGTATTTGAACCTGAAGTTGTCACCGTTGGGGAACCTGTTACTGTACCTGTATAGTATGTCGTAGGAACAGAAATAATTACTACACCTGAACCACCTGCACCGCCTGTAGATGAAGAAGCGTTATTTGAGCCTCCGCCACCGCCACCTCCAGTATTTGCACTTCCTGCCGTGCCTGGGTTTCCTACTACACCGCCTGTGTTACCAGTTGAAGCAGTAGAACCAGTTGAGCCACCACCAGCATAGTAAATAGCTGTACCTGTAATTGAGTTTTGTGTAGCTGCACCGCCAGTACCACCAGCAGCACCACTTTGACCAACAGCAGCAGAACCACCACCAGCACCACCATAGTAGGGAGCTGCACCGTTTGACATACCAGTGCCACCAGCATTGCCTTGTCCAGCAGTACCTGAACCACCACCTTGACCAGGATAACCACCACCGCCACCTGACCCACCAGCACCACCAGCAGTGCTATATCCGCCTCCTCTACCACCACCTGAAGCAGTTGTAGCAACGCCTGTTAATGTAGAATTATTACCTACTGTTCCACTTGTTGCTCCACCGCCAGCACCACCTCCGCCAACTGTCGCAGTGTATGTAGAACCAACTGTGAGTGTTTGTGTTCCTGTTAAATATCCACCAGCACCGCCAGCACCTCCAGCACCTGAACCTGAAGGAGTACCACCGCCACCACCACCGCCAGCAACAACTAAATATGTCGATGAGTATGATGTGTTTAATGTAGTAATTGAGTTAGATGCAGCACTTGATGCACTATTACCAACTGCGTTAGTAGCATAGACAGTAAATGTGTACGTTGTATTAGCGGTTAAACCACTGACTGTAATAGTACCTGAGCCAGAAGTGGATAAAGTTCCAGTAATACCGCCAGGACTTGATACAGCTGTATATGAGGTAATTGGAGTTCCACCGTTGAAGGATGGAGCAGTATATGAAATTGTTGCTTTTGTTTGACCTGGGGAGCCAAGAGCAGCAGTGCCAATAGTCGGAGCATTAGGCACCGTCCAAGTTGTTACAGAGTTAGATGCGGCACTAGATGACCCATTACCTATAGCGTTAGTAGCATAAACTGTAAATGTATATGCTGTATTAGGTGTTAATCCTGAAACTGTTATACTACCTGAACCCGATGTAGATACTGTTCCTGTTAATCCACCAGGGCTTGATACCGCCGTATAAGATGTAATTGGAGTTCCACCGTTATTAGTTGGTGCAGTATAAGCAACGGATACAGAAGTAGAGCCTGTAACAGTGGCAGTTCCAATAGTAGGTGCACCAGGGACTGATAACGTAGTAATTGCATTGGAAGCAGCACTTGCCGCACTATTACCAGCTTGGTTAGTTGCATACACTGTAAATGTATATGTAGTGCCAGTAGTCAACCCTGAAACTGTAATTGTGCCTGAACCTGACTGAGAAACGGTACCTGTTGCACCGCCTGGGCTTGCTACCGCTGTATAGCTAGTAATCGTATTCCCTGGGCCTCCAGTATTAGATGGGGCTGTATATGTCACAGTAGCTGATGTAGCTCCTGTGGTTGTGGCTGTGCCTATAGTAGGCGCATTAGGGACTGTAAACCATGCAACAACTTCCCATACTCCGCCATAGTAAGACTCAATTGCACCAATGTCTGAATTTACACGGGTCATACCACTGTTTGGAGTTCCTGGACGCTGAGTCGATGTTCCAACTGGAAGACTAAAGTATCCAGTACTTGTATTTGATTGGTCTGAAACAAGCGCTGGAGTAATCAATGTCCATGCAGTTGTTGACCCGTTTGTTTGCAAGAAGTAATTTGTTTTGCTAGTTTGAGATGGCAACAATGCATTTAATGCTGCATTTGCTGTCGTTTGGCCCGTACCCCCAGCTGCAATAGGTAATGTGCCTGCAGTTAAAGCGTTAGCAGATGTTGAGTATAATGCATTATTAGCTGCGCCAAATGTTGTTAATCCTGTACCACCATAGTTATAGGCAATTGGATTACCGTTCCAAGTACCATTAGTAAGCGTTGCCGTACCAAAGTTAGCAGTTGTTGTACTAAAGTCATATGAAGATGGGATATAGCTATAAGCAACCCATGTACCTGCGGTAGTCCCATTAGCAGTTAATACTAAAATAGAAGTACCACCAGTAACAGTTGTATCTATCGTAGTAGAAGCACTGTCTTTAATAGTTACATTGCCAGTTGAGTTATTAGCAATAGTAAATGCTAACCCCTTATAGAGCGTTGTTGCATTTGGTAGTTGGATAGTTTGTGTTGTTGTACCTACTACTTGTTGCCAGCCTGAGGATGCGTTTGTTAATACTGTAGTACCAGCAGCTGCAGTGATTGTATTAAAGCCTAGATATACGTTATTTGCATATAAAGTACCAAGACCTGGGTCTGGATTACCACCTAGTGAAACACCGCCAGATGCATATAACGTCATTGAATCTGTTGTGGCTGTAGACGCGTTTTGAATAAAATGGATGTTATTATTATTCCAAGTAACAATACCTAAGTCCGCCATATTAGATTCAATATAGTTTACGTTAGGTTGGTTTACTGAGTTATTTGGGTATCCAGCCGCAGAATAGCTATAAGTTGAGCTGTTTGTGCCAAGCTCTAAAAAGTACCCTGTATTATAGTTATTTGCGCCTACTTGAATAGAACTATAGGCTGTATTACTTGAACTTGTATTTTGAACAGTAACAGTATTAACAACAGGTTCAGCAGAAGCAAAAGTAGCAAGTTGACCTAATTGAGCAAAGTTATATGTCCCATCACCTACGTTTAAAGTACCAACAGTAGTAGATGTGTTAGGTACATTGGTAAGGATATTAACTGAACCATTTGCATCTATATTGACAGATTTTTCAGATGGGTATGTACAAAATACATTAGAAGCCCCAACAAGTGTAATTGGAGCTGTATTACCGTTAGAATTAGATAATATGGTAGTTCTAGTAAGAGTAGGCCCAGTTGTCGAATAGGTACCAATCCCAACTTCCCATGATGAACCATTAACAATACAATAAAAAGTACTATTACCATTACCAATAACCGCAAATGTTTGAAACCCTGATACGGCACCGCCTAATGTAATGGTGCCTGTACCAGTAGTAGCTGTCGTCTCTTGAACGCGGTCTTGTAACACTAGAGCCATTTAGGACTCCTTAGCTTGTTGCAGTTGTAGAGTATGTAACGCTTACTGTATCACCAGCTGTTGTAATTTTGGCTGTTGCAAATGCGCCTGCACTGTATAAAGTACCGCTTGTATTGTTTTGAGTACTTGAAGCACCTGAACCTGTAGTTAAGAAACAACCACCAACTGTACCACCTGCACCTGTAATAGTGTAAGTAATAGCTGTAGCTGTAGATGTTGTTACGTTAGTAGGTGTTGTACCTGTTGAGCTTGATGCACCAAATACTGCTGTGCCACGTACTGCTGAACCACCAACTGTGTAGTTAACAAACTCTGTCCAACCTGAGTGTGATGTCATTGTATCAGATGCAGCGAATGTTGGGCTTGCACCTGAAATCAAACCTAAGAATGGACCTGTAGTTGTATAAGTACCTGATGTACGTAATAGCGTATCAAGCAATAATTGTTTGCCTACAGCATTTACTAAGTTAGGAAATGAATCTTCCCATTTTAAGTTACCAGCTGCATCACGGCATTCAACGTGATATACACCCTCAATACCAACTGTTTCATTATCAGCTACATTTGTAGCCATTGTAGCTACAGCATTATCACCGAAGCCTTGTAGTTCTTTAATCATGTTGTTACTCCTATGAAATGCGAATTACAGCGTTCGATGCGTCGGCTGTAGGAAAAGTTACTGTAAATGTATTTGTTGCAGTTTTATCTGACCCAAAATTTAGTACCGCAACCGCGGCTCCAGTAGTGCTATTATATATTAATGCACCCCTAGTAGTGAAACTTGCTGGATTCCAGGTTACGTTATTAAATGATACATAAGCAGTTGAACCGCTGTAGGCTGGTGGAATAATTACCAAAGTCCTACCCCCTGCTGTATACCCTGTACCTGTAACCTCATTAACTGAAGTATATGCAGTTGTTGTAGCATCTAAATTAGCATTAGCATTATATAAAGCAATCTTATATACGTATGGGGTTGTTAAAGAGAAGTTCTCTAATCCATTCAATAAGTTATCTTTAAATATAGTGCACTGGGTTTGAACAATAGCCATTATAGACCTTTATATTCCAAGCTAGTCTGCCCCTTGCGGTAAGCATCATTACGTTCAAGACCATCACCAAGACGTTTAACTTGCATCAATGCTTCTTGATATTTTTGCTCGTAGTACTGAACCATATCTTGCTCCCCCTTCATGAAGATGAGAGCCTCACGCATAGCGCCATAGAATAATACTGGGTCGTAGTTATCACCTAACCATGAGGTACCTTTGGTGTTAGATATAGCCGTTACAGCAATAGAAAAGCCTGAACCTGAATTACCAATAGTCGTAGTAGATGCAGATAACACATCACCAACTACATAAAAATTACCACCAAACTTCAAGGTTACTGAAGTAACTGCACCGCCAACAATCACGATGTCAGCAGAAGCGCCTGAACCTGAACCACCTGTCAATGGAATATTTTGGTATACGCCATTGGTATATAGTGAGCCACCACTGAATGAAGCGGTATTAAGCGTAGTAATTTGACCTTGCACAATGGTAGGTGGGTAGTAATAGTAATGCATCTCTACACCATAGCTAGCATCAGGTGTTGGCCCTAAGATTAAAGACATCTCATTGATGTCAGTGTACTGAGACCCAAAAAGCGCATAGTACTTAGGCAAGCCTGTAGATGTAGGGTTTGGATATGCTTCGCGCATATAGTTCACATCTTTGTTTAGTAGGTAGTTATAGTTACCTGAAGCATCAATCACAGCAATAGAATAATTCGATAACCAATCACTTGGTAAAGATACATATTGATTAGTCGCTGTTAGTGTACCTGTTACGTTCTTACGTAATGCTGGAATTTGAACAGAGTTATATATGCGGTCTTCAGCTTCCTGAATAAAAACAGGAATAGAGGCAACAAATAGTGACTCTGTGTTTTCAGCATAAGCTTGAATGTTGTTATACAGTTGCTCGTAATTCATCTAGTTACATAACCTCAAATTTATTTCGTTTTAATCTAGCTATTTCTGGGTCTTTATATGGCATTAGGCTAAAGGCCCACGTGCTTTAGTACCTTTAGTAGCTGCGCCATTTCCGCGAGTAACAACACCTTCTGATTTAACTCTTTCAACTCTATTGCCAATACTTACGCGACGTGCAGGCATGCCGCCTGGAGTAGATTCATTAGCCGCCATAGAGTTAGGGTCAGTAGCCCATTGGATATCTTCATTACCGATAACCATAGGTTGTTTATAGACATTAATATCATTGCCACCACCTGCTGGATATTTAAAGCCTGTGTATGCGCTAGCGTCTTTATTTTCTTTAGCATTACCTAATGGATAAGCTTCTGCTGGTGTTGCTTTTACAAAATCATTTTTAGCCATGATGTTATCCTTGGTTTTTAGCACGTGCCAAATTACGACCAACTGATTTCATTGAATCAGTAGTAACGCCTTTTGAGCCTTTGCCTGATTGAATGCCGACTTTTTTACCGTCGTCACCTAGATTTGTACCTTTTGTTTTACCTGACTTAGTGATGCCGTCAGCTGCTGTTCTATAACCCATTTTAAAACTCCTTTAAGTTGTTGTGATTGTAACACTTCCTACTAAACCTTGCGATATTAATGCACTAGGTGTAAGAACGGAGTCAAACTGTCTGGCTCCACCCACAGGTGCCCAACCCCATTCAAATTGTCGACTACCGTCTGAGATAAAGCCATCAGCACCCAAACCTGAAGTATAGTAACTAGTATCAGGGCGTGGGTCTCTAATCGCTTGCGGGTCATTCACTGGGTACATACCCAAATGAAGTTGCGGTTGGTCAGGGTCCCAGCACTCAGGACAAACTAGTATGTTCACTTGTTTCGTCTTGATAATAAGCTTCTTTAATTCCTTTAGCTTATATCGTTCACCGCATCTATCGCATTCGGCAATTGCGTTCTTACCACTAGCATACTTGGTAGGCATTACTTACCTCGTGTAGCTCATGTTGCGTGGTACAAATCGAATCGGTGCTTTCTCTCTATCTTCATCAGCAGCTAGTTGGAACTGTTGTTCGTAGTCTGCTTTTAAACCCATGATGCGGTCAGATGCTACACCTTCTAACTTAACTGACAAGTAGTATGCTAAACCAGCAACCATTGCTGGGATAAAGCGGAATGGGATGTCTTCTGTATTAACACCATCACCTGCATTGTTTAGACGACGTAAGCGCCAGTAAATCAATGTGTATTGTGTGCCTGAAACACCTGTAGGCCAGATGTTTACGTTAGGAAGTCTTGTAACAGTAACGCTATCACCAGATGAATGTGCTGCTGCAGTTGTATTATTAACGCCACGATAGCAGTTTAGTAACTGATTGCCACTCACGTTTTGATATAGGATAGTCTCTGAACCAATGTTGATATAGCCTTGAGTAGCTAGGTTAGCTGCGCTTGTCACATTGATTGTTGTATCAGTTGAGGCTATACCTGCTGATAATGTCGTTGTAGCTGACATATTTATATTGCCTGATTGGCGGTCAACCCACACTTGAATCGGACGGCCTGTAGCATTCTTATTAGGAATGGTTGAGTAGGTAGACTCAGAGATGCGGTTGATGTTGATGTCAGTTTGGTTTTGACCAGTACCCGTACGGATAACCGTGTCGAGTAAATCAATAGTATCAATCGGTAGCGGGTAACTAATCTGACTGGCATTGATGTTGATTGGGATTTGACCTTGCTCGATAGTCCACAAGTTAATACCGCGATTAGCCCACTCAATCGTCATGATGTTCAATGAACGACGTGCTGTACGGAAGTCATAACCTGTACGAAGTTCTTTACCACAACGTTCAAAAGCCTCTTCAATGAGGTCATTTAAATCTAAATTAAATGTTGATACACCAGTAGTTGTCATGTAGTTACCAAATAAAAATAATTTGAATCAAACCTAAGTTAATGATGAGATAGTCATCGCCTTCTAGTTCTTCATATTCAACCCCAAACATTACCCCTTTAATTAAGTTAATGCTATGGAGTTCAATCATTATTTTAGTCCTTTTAAAGTTTCAGCCAATCGTACTCGATTACCTAACTTGCCTGGTGCTTTCGCTGCTTTAGCTAATTTCTTAGCAGGGATTTTTTCGCCTTCTTTTACACCAAGTTCTGCACGTAGTGCGCCTGGCTTACGGATAGCATCGCCAATCCAATTAACCTTACCGCCTTTTTTATATTGGGTAAAGTCCGTATTATCTCGACGAGATTTCTTTTCACCCTTCGGCATCTTTGAAGGATTAATATCACCCATGCCACGAGACGCGCGCATTATACAAATCTTCCTCTTGTTTTACCACGGATAGCACAGCCATCTGCACGGGCTGAAGCTGAACCACCTTTAGCCATTTTCTTAACTTTACCACCGCGTTTCATACCTTCGCTAGCATCATAGCCACCAGCATTTACTTGACCCATATTAGCGCCTGTTTCACCTGATGCAGAACCCATGTCACCAGAAAGACCGTCAGCAGACCAGTAGTCGCCACTTGTATCTTTAAGTTTTTTAACTGTAGCTTTAGCCTTAGGTTTAGCTTTAGGTTTTTCTTTCTCTACAGCTTTAGCATCGCGACCCATATTAGGGCCTACTTTTTCATCGCTGAAATCCTGACGTGCCATTACTTTAGCTTGGTCTGCTTCTTTACCTTTGTACGGTTCGTATGATTTAGATACCGCTTTGTTCCATTCATTAGCCATGATTAAACAATCCTTCCACGAGTTTTGCCACGTTGAGCGCAACCATCTGCACGAGCTGAAGCAGAACCACCTTTACTATACCCAACTGGTTTAATTACTTTATTAATTTTTGCTTGAGCACTATCAGGATTCTTAGTATCTTGTGCTTTCATCTCAGCAGCAGCCTTAGCGTTTTGCTCAGGTGTACCAATAAAAAACTCTTTAACCTTTGTTAGCGCACTTTTATCTTTGTCGTCAGCCATTATACGAAGGTTCCTCTAGTTTTACCGCGTTGAGCAATACCATCAGCACGAGCTGAAGCAGAACCACCTTTAGCAAGTTTGAGTGTGGTTTTCTTGCCACCATGCAGTTGGTCATCGTGTTGTTTGATTGCTGATTTAATCATGGCTTTATCTTGAGCCATGTCCATTTTTGTATCTTCTTTAGCCATACCGCCTTCTTTCATTTTTTTACATCCACATGATTTACTCATTAGCATTTCCACCTTTTTAATGATGCTGCCTTGCGTGTTGGTTTGCCGTTCTCATCTTTCATAGGGCCTGGCATACCTGACATACGTGCGCAGAATGATTTTTTACGTGGACCGCCTTCTGGTTGAGGGGCTTTTAGATGACTGCCTGTCTCGCGATTGTATTTTTCACGCCCTTTGGCAGTTAACCCAGCACCTTTTTCGGTAGATAGCTTTTCACCACGACCAACGGCAAGTGATACACCGCCTTTTTTAAACTTTTTACCTTTATCAGCGGCAGCAAAGTCTTTACCTACAGACTGTTTGATACCAACCTTTTTAGCAAATTTAGGGCTATTAGCCACTGCTTCCATCAAGTTGTGTTGTTTTTTAGATACGCTTGGCATAATTATTTACTCGCATGTTCTATAAACCAAGCTACTAAACCGCCAACAATACTAGCGGCGCTACCAACGGCAAGAAGCATTCTCCAACCGCCGTGAGCGGCAGACAATGTGTCATTAATTTTAGCAAGAGTGTCTTTAATCTCCTGCATGTCTTTAACCATCTTGTCCATATCAGCTTGTAAGTGTTTGATTTCGTTTGCATGGGTAGCTAACTCTCTGGCGGTTTCTAATTCAGCAGGAACACTCATATCTCACCTAACCGTAACAAATAGTAACTGAAGTAATATTAGAAGCAGCTACATAGATGCCATTATTAACTAAGATACCTTCACCTGGAATAATAACTTGGAATGGTTGTACACCTGAGCTTGTTTTAGTTTGCCAAATGATAGGACCTGTATTATCGGTACCATCATAGAAAGTAACTGTACCAGCTGTACCATTACCGATAAAAACAGCTTGTTTAAAACGAGCTCTTCCTGAAGTTAACTGAGCTGGGAATGTACCCGCATAGGCGCTCTTTACATCATATTGCATAGTCATAATTAATCTCCTTAGATTTTAAAGTGGGGATCGAAGTCCCCTAGATTAATTAAACTTGGCTAGGGTTAGCTGAACCGTCAGAACCACGTACGATGTATGTAGCTGAGATAACACCTGAACCAGCAGTTACAGTACCGAATGTGTAAGTAATGATAGCATCAGATGAACCTACGTTTGTTACCAATGTTGGGTTTGATGTACCGATTGCTAATGATTGTTTACCTGTGCTACCAGTAGAAATAGTAATTGCTGAAGTGATAGCTGAACCATTTACGTAAACTGTGATTGTGCCTGTACCACCTGAAGTGAAAGCTACGTTTTGGAATAAATCAACAGCAAGGATTGAAGCACCTGCTGGAAGAACAAACGCTGCGGTAGCTGTGCCGTCTGTATATGTTACTGGAGCTTGTTGAGCAACGATAGTTGCACCCATATTGCGGATTGTACCTGCAGTAGTTCCTGTGGTATTCTTAACTGTGCCCAATAACCAAGGGCCTAAATGTGAAGCGAAAGCCATAATAATTTCCTTTATGCAAAAGTCTTCTTACCATCTTTGCATCGTCTGCTGGGGCAGTTGGTAAGAATATGTTTCCCAGATAGTTGATTTATACTTGAATTTTTAAATATACGCAAGTGGTTTTGGAGAGTGTATGCCGTATAAAGACCCAGAACGTAGAC